TAGATGCGAGCTTCTGCCCAACCTTTCTTAATTATGAGTGGCTTCATTTCTAAACCAAAAGTATTGACAAATCTTGACCAGCGCAACGGAAATCTCTTCCGATTATTGCCGATTGCGTTTCCGAGGTTTCCTATGTATTTTCCTTTTCATGAAGAGCTTATCGGAAATTGTTGGAAATAAGTAACTTACAGAAGCGGGGTCATAGCCCAATTGGAAAAACACAGAAAAAGCTGATGAATAGCTAATTACAGAATTGGGGTAAAAATTCTTGACGTATTCTTGACCACTTTTAATATTGCAAATGGATGTGAGTGAGTCTTTTGAGCGATATGGGCGAACTTGGCCTGCCGGAACTACGGAATTAACAATTGAACTAATTGGCTTCCGCGAAAACTTTTCTCCAGCGCGCGGAGGTTTGGGCAAATATGCGCATTTCCGAAGGGTCGTTGAGCTACTTTGGCCGTATGATAAGAAGAAAAATAAGGGAGGGTTTCAGTGGAATCCGTGGGCCGAAAGAATTTTTGAGGCGGCCTGCTTACATAATTATCTAGGCATCTCTGGTCCCAAGTCCTCGAGCAAAACTCACTGCATTGGGATCTGGGGTTTAGTTAATTGGTTAGCCGATCCTTTCAATACGCTTGTCCTAGTCACGACTACGTCAGTTCGAGAAGCCAGGAAACGTATGTGGGGGGTGATTCGCGAGAGGCATCTCCAGGTTCAAGGGCTACCCGGAAAGATTGTAGACTCTATGGGGAAGTTGATTATGGAGGAGGCTGGCAGCGACAGGTCGTCGATTACTCTTATCCCGTCCGCTAAAGACAAAGAGAAGGAGGCAACGGAGAAGCTTATCGGCCTTAAGAACAAAAGAGTGTTCCTTCTAGTTGACGAGGCCACCGACGTTTCTCCCGCTATCTTCGAGGCAATACACAATCTGGATTCGAATCCTTACTTTCAATGTATTGCTCTTGGCAATTTCGCCTCGGCTTATGACCCCTTCGGCCAGTTCATTACCCCTACGGCTACTTGGAATGGGGTCAACGCTGAGATGGACGAGTGGGACACCACACGAGGCAAGTGCATTCATTTGGACGGAGAACGAACTCCTAACCTTGATTCAGACGATGAGTGGCCATTCTTGCTCACGAGCAAACAGCTTCGTGAAGCCCGGGAGTACCAAGGCGAGAACTCGCTCTCTTACTGGAGGTTCATTCGTTCTTTTCCGTCGCCTATTGGGGCAGAACAGAACATCTATTCGGAAGCGGATATTCGCCGGTATGAGGGAGAGGCACAGCCTGTTTGGGACGGAACTCCCACAAAAGTAGCTGGGTTCGATCCAGCCTTCACCAATGGGGGAGATCGAAGCGTCCTCTATATTGGAGCTTATGGTAAGACAAATGTAGGTGTGCCCGCGGTATCTTTTGCGAAGCCCTATCTTTTGCGGGAAGACTCTACCAAAGCTAATGAGCCAAGAAACTTTCAGATTGCCCGCCAGGTGCGCGAGATTTGCGAAAAGGAGGGTGTGAGGCCGGAACACCTTGCCGTCGACGCCACAGGCGCTGGAGACCCGTTTTGTGACATTTTAAGCGAAATGTGGTCGCCCAGGGTCTTTCGGGTCAAGTTTGGGGAAAAGCCTACAATGATGCCCACGAGTGGAGTCTCTCCCGTGAAGGCCAACGAGAAATTCACAAACCGTGTAACGGAACTTTGGTACGTTGGGGTTGAGTTTCTGAGGTCAGGCCAGCTTAAGGGTATTTCTCCCGACTTAGCCAGGGAGCTGACTGCTAGGAAATACAGCACCATGTCAGGTGGAAAACTTGTCGTGGAGCCAAAAAAGGACATGAAGGCCAGGATGGGGAAAAGCCCTGACTTGGCAGACGCCGCTTTTCTAATGCTGGATATCTGCCGTCAAAGACTGAATGCCTACGCCGGTGGGAAGCTTGTTCTGAATCGAGGGGAGGGGTGGCTTAAGTCGGCCAAGAAACTAGACGTGAGCTCCCACGGAGATCGTCAACTGCTTGGCGCTTAATCACCTCTTGACGAATTTTCGTCAATGTTAGACTTGCGGGACACGTGTCTATCGAACTCGAGAACATTTCCGAGTCTGGGAAAGCCCCCAGGACTCGAATTAAAGATGCTAAAAGCGCACACGCTATTTATACGGCCATCCGTATGGCCGACGACGCTTCCTCTCTGGATCGCCAGAAAATCCAGTCGATGCTCGATGGCGAGCCACCTTATTCTCCGCAACAGCTAAAGGCGCTTGGCCAAGGATATCGAGCCAACCTTAATTTCGGAGAGTCCTCAGCCGCCCTTGAGACCGCGCTTTCAGCCTATTCCGACCTAGTAAATTCAGTGGACCGGCTGGCCTCGGTAAAGACTTCAGAGGGCGACCCAGCTCAACGTATTGAATGGGAAAACATCATCGCCGAAGAGTTTCACAGAACCGTTACAGATTGGGATGAGTTCTTCTACAAGCAGCAGATGTTGGCACACCAATTTGTTTCGCAGGGTGTTGGAGTTGTTTATTTTGAGGATAATAGGAATTGGAAATGGAATGTGTGCGGGCTTAAAGATTTTAAAGTTCCACGTGGCACCCCAGCTTGCGACACCAAGGTCGAAATTGCCACGATTGAGCGTCACTATCTTGTTGGCGAGCTGTATCAATTTATTGAGAATCCCAAGATTGCCGCCGAGCTTGGTTGGAATGTCGAGGAAACTCGTAAGGCCATCCTGTTGTCGACCGAGAGTGGGAGAGCCACAACCCGGGATTGGGAACGCCTCCAGGAAGAGCTGAAGAACAATGATCTGATTTATTCTCACGCACGCTCAAAAGTTGTCCGTTGCGTTCACTATTTTGTTAAGGAATTTGATGGAACAATTTCGCATTATATCGGACCCAGGGCAGGTGACACAGATGACTTTCTGTTCAAGAAGCCAAGCCGATTTAAACACGCCAACGAAGCGTTTGTTTTGTTCTCTTACGGTGTAGGCACAAACGGGCTACTCCACAGCGTTCGCGGGTTGGGTTACAAGCTTTTCCCATTTGTGCAGCTTTCTAATCGTCTTCGTAACGCGGTTGTTGATGGGGCAATGCTTTCCTCAGCCTTGATGATTCAGCCGGCAACTGGTGAGGACGTCGCCAATCTTTCGCTGATGTACAACGGTCCTCTTTCAATACTTCCTCCCGGGATCAATGTGGTCGATAAGACTATGCCCAATTTGGCCGGCAACGTATTGCCGATTGTGCGCGATCTTGAAGTTGTACGTCAGAACAACACTGGCACATACAACCAGAAGCAAGTGATGCCCGACGGCGACGCTCGCACTGCCACAGAAGTTCAGGCGCAACTTGCACAGCAGTCGATCCTCTCAACTCAGGCTATGAACCTTTATTACATTCCTTTCCAGAAGCTCTTGGCTGAGCAGTTTCGCCGACTTACAAAAGTTAGTTACCGCTCCGACGAGCCAGGTGGGAGGGAAGCACTGGATTTCCGCAAACGGATTGAAGCCCGTGGAGTTCCGTGGAAGGCTGTTGAAAAGGTTTACCGTGTGCAAGCCGTGCGAGCAATTGGAGCAGGGAGTCCCGGTGCCCGTATGTTGGCCTTTAATGAATTTATGGCCATCATGCCGAGATTTGATGAAGTTGGTCAGCGTAACCTCATTCGCGACCGGGTAGCCGCAAGGGTCGGGTACGATCAGGTTGACAGGTATATCCCCAAGGGCGAAATTGAGAGAGTTCCTGTTGATGCGAAGATTGCTGAGCTGGAAAATGGCGCGATGCAAAGTGGACGTGGAGTCAGCGTAAACCCTGGTGAGAACCACGCAGTCCACGCAAAAGTTCATTTGGAAGACGCGAATCGTTTCTTACAAGCCTTGCAACAAAATCAAGTCGATCCGAAAACAGCAATGTCTTACTTACAACTTCAATTCCCACATAGTTCCGCCCACGTTGAGCAATTGGGCGGCGATCCCTCTCGCAAGGAAGAAATCGGAATGGCTCGTCAAATTCTTAACCAAATGCGCGAAGCTGTTGAAAATATTGGCAAGCAACTTCAGGCACAGGCCAAGAGACAGGCTGAGGCGCAAGCGCAGGCACAGGCTCAAAACCCAAATGGAGGTATGGACCCAAAGACGATGCTCGCGGTGCAGAAAGCACAAGTTGATTCTCAAATTAAGATGCAACAAGCGCAGCTTGACCAGCGACTCAAAGTGGCCGATGTGCAACAAAAACTAGCAATTAGGGATGCTGAAGCGGCTCAAAAAATGCGGCAGAATAATCTTGCCTAAACAGTATTGACAGCCTAGCGTCGAGACACAATGAAAATAACCGAATGGGCAAAACGAGAAGATCTACAACTAGAATGGAAACAACTCTGGGAAAACAACGAAACCCTTAAGACCGGCTTGTTGGTTTTAAAAGATGTTGCACTCCCCTCTGAAGTACGAATCCCAGAGGGCATGGACGCAATTCAGCACAACGCTCTTATGAACTCCAGACGCGAAGGTTACTATGATGCACTTCGGAATATTGAAGCTTTAAAAGAAATAGTGAGGCAAAAGCAGGAAAACCCAGAACCCTGGGAAAACGTTAAGAAAGAGGATTAAAACAAATGCCCACTGAAACTGTTACAGCACCCGTCGAAACCAAACCCGCAGAATCTGCGGCCCCAACCGTTAGCTTTTCCGACGCGCTTGACGCAGCTCTTGGGGATTCGAAATCGACTATTCCCTTAACAGAAAAGGCTTCCGAGCAGCCCGCTAAAGTTCCCACTCCAGAAGTCGAGGCTTCTAAACCATCCGAAAAGGCACCGGAACAAAAGACAGAGGCCACCAGCAAAACGCCATCCTCTATCCTTGATCAACTCGGTAAAATCGGTCTAGAAGAAAAAGCGACTCAAGAAGCCCCCGAAAAAACGCAGGATGAAAAACCCGCAGAAGAAGCACTACCAGAGGTAAAGTCGCCAGCAGCACAGACCGCTTTTGCAAAACTAACCAAGGAACTTCGCGAAGCTAAAGCCAAACTTAAAGACTTTGAGTCTAAAGTTGCTAGCCGTACCGAAACCGTCGAAGACGAGGGTGAAGATGTTAAATCCGACCCTCAGCTTGCCGAGTACCAAGCCAAGCTTGAGCAATTCCAGAAAGAACGGGATGAACTTGAGGGTGAACTTAGGCTTTCTAAGATTGAGGCTACTCGCGAGTACAAAACAGCTGTTGGAGACCCAATTAAGCAGACGGTACAGACCATTACTGATATTGCGAAGGTTTATGACCTAAAAGCCAACCCGATTCTTGAGGCTGCGCAGGAAACTGACGGGGCGAAGCGGAGAGTTCTTTTGAAAGAACTAACTAGCGATATGGATGCTGTAGACGCCTTAGCCGTTCGGACTAAGGTTGATGAACTTGCTTTGCTGAACACCAAGCGCGATGAGATGGTTAGGGAAAGTAAATCAGCTCTCGAGGCAATTGCTCGACGGGAAGAAGAAGCTGAAAAAGCGAGCCGCTCTCAGTATGACGCAGAAGCCAAAAAGGCTTTTGGGGAGGTATGGAATTCTTTCCAAGAAGAATTGCCTCTTCTCAAGAAAGTGGAAGGTAACGAGCAATGGAACAAAACCATCGATGAGATTCGGGGGCAAGCCGAACAACTTGATTCCGAGCCTTTAGACCATAAGCAACGTGCAGCGTTGACCTATCAAGCCGTAACCCTTCCATTAGTTGTTAAGGTATTCAAAGACTACGTTTCAAAAACGAACCAAGAGCTTGCGAGCCTAAAGAACAATTTGTCCGAATACCGGAAAGCCACACCTGGTGTCGGCTCCGGGTTAGCTCCTGAGAAGAGCGAGAAAATTGATTCAAGTCTTGGCTTCTTGGAGGCTCTCGAAAAAGGCCTTTAATTAAATGGATGATACGCCCGCCATTAATGACGGAGCTGATGCGTCCCTTCGGAAGACGGTAAGTCTTCTTAACCAAATTGAGGCCAATACCAGTTCTAGTTTTGGGGCAAGCGTGGACGACTTACCCCAAGTAAGCGACGGAGCTGATGCGTCCCTACGCAAGACAGTAAGGCTTCTTAATAAAATTGAGGCTAACACAAGTTCTGGCACTTCTAATCTGGGTACGAAAGTAGGCGTACAATGGACTGACAGACATACGGAGGGTCTTGGCAATCCGTATTTAGCCGGCTCAATAGTTTATAACGCGGGCAGAGTCTATAGGTGCCTTGCTCAAAACGACTCGATCCCACCAGTTCAGGGCGGTAACGAATACTGGCAAGATCTTGGCGAAGGGTTTTTGTTACCGAACGAGAACCCCAAGATTATAGGTGGGTCGATCAATACCTCAGGTGGACTGCTTGGCGCTGGTGGTTCAATCAATACTTCTGACGGAGGTGGTTCGATTAACTTGACGGGGAAAGGCTCCATTCAGTTTGGAGACGCGAGGCAACGAACAACCCTTGTCGGCACTGCGCAGTCAGATCTTCCAAACTACAGTTATGTTTCGCAAATCATAATCTCTGGAACAAGCACCCCGAATCTTAATGGGACATATACTGCTATTGGGATTCCAGATCGGGACAGTGATGAGAATTTGCACAGCTACACCTTCTCGGGCCCCTCAAATGGTTTTTCATTGAGTTGGAACGAAAACGAGGAACGGTTTCAGCTATTTGACGGGAGTGGGAATGAACGCGGATTTGTATCTGGGGACGGAATAAATTGGGGCATGGTTGGTCAGTATATTAGTCAATTAGTTATAGATGGGCTCGTGGGTGATTATGCAGTTGGGAATGGAACATATACTTATGATGACAACTATGATGCACTTGTACTAGGTGATAGATTTGCAATATCTGGGGGAGAGCTTCGCGATCTTGAAAGTGAAGACAATCTGCTGCTTGCTACAAATACAAACGCTAATTATTTAGGTGAGTGGGTTGTAGTAAATGCCGGGTATCCAGAAGTTCAATCATATACTCTTTATCCAGATGGCGCTGTTAGCGGAAGTATTACAACTACAACCGCCGTATCGCCCGCACCCCCCATATCGCTTTCACTCCCGAACACAAACGGAACCCTTTTGGTTGGGGATCAGTCGAATGGCGGCGGCTCAATTAATACTAGGGGGGTGCATGAAGGGGATGGTAATTACATTGAGGGCGGCTCAATCAATACCTCCGGCTCATCGGGTGGCGCTGGCGGCAACATAATTACTGCAGGGGGTGGAGACGGTCCCGGTGGCTCAATCAATACCTCAAATAGCGGAGGTTCAATAAATACTTATAATGATGGTGGTTCAATCAATACTACTGGTGGGGTGATTGGTGATGGTGGTTCAATCAACACATCTAACGGCGGGGGCTCGATTAACACTAGCGGAGGCTATGAAAGTTGGTATGGAGATCTCCAGGGGGGTTCAATTAACACATCTGTTGGGGGCGGCTCGATTAATACAAAATTAGGTTTTATTGAGCTTGGCGATAATCAAGATGGCAAAAGAACAACCCTCCGACATAAGGCCGACGAAGAGCATCAAAACCTACAAATTTATTTGCCCGATCAAAGTGGAACTTTGGTGTCCGATGCTACGATCCCAAAATTAGTTACGGACATTACAAAACAATTTAGATTTTCTGGAGCGTATCCAAATATCCCGTTTATTGTTACGGTAAGCGTGATACGTGGAAGCACTCCAAAAACTTTCTACAGAGACCCAGTAGCTGCCGCCAGCAACCCATTTCTACCTTTTAAAGTTGAGCCCGTGTACGAACCAGGGTACACGCCTCTTCCTCACGTGGAGTGGCAAATCGCTATTGATGGCACTGGGATTTGTTACTTGCAAGAGATTTACCGTAGTCTCGGTAATGGTAGTACCTACGACGTCTTTGAAAACGTTGCTGGCACTCCTTCACGTTATGTCTACGGAGAACTAGGCAACTATTGGGCTTTCAATTACAGTGACCTTTACGCAACATTATCCGGAGCGTATTCTGCAGGAACGTACGGCTCCAAAGAGGTCAGTACCGAAAATTGGCTTAACGCGGGAGACTACGCAAGCAGTAATGACCTGCCTGGCGCAACCTGCAATGTTGAATATTTGCGGGGTCGCGATGCTTTTCAAGCTTCGGCTTTATCGCAAGGCAAGGGTATTTTGCAAATTGGGACGCAAACATTCTATCGGAACCCAAGCACTCTACAGTATTCTTTAATCAGCGAACCTACCACAATCCGTGGCACAGCAACCACTCCCCGAACCCTTTATCTCCCCAACAAAGACGGAACAATTGCGTTAATAAGTGACGTTGCAGAACCAGTTTTATCTACATTTAGTTTGTCTAGATCGGGTTTACCCTTGGATAGTAGCAATCAATATCCAGTAGCACTTGGGTTGTCCAATTTTGCAACTCTTACCGAGGGTTATCCTTGTGCACTTGAATCAATTTATATTTTAGTAACAAACAGACAAGGTACCGGAAACATCTATTCTTCCTCACTACTTGCTGGTTATTTTACTGTGACCCCGTCGACAGTCTCAGGTACGAGTACAATTCAATTTCCAATTGGCACTAGGCCCTTAACGGGGTCTTTTTATCAAATGAACGTCTCAAATTCGGCTTCAAATAATGTTTCTACGGGGCTTCCGCTTTTTACATCAACAACAGTACCTTCTGTTTCGTTTTTTCCAGGTAATGTACTTTACTCAACGCTTAGAAACAACGTAACCAGCGCAACGGATACGACGATACCGCTAACCTCATCTCCTTTCGACTCTGGTGGTTTAACTTATGTTAAAGTTGGCCCTGAAATAATGGGGTTAACTGGTTATGCTTCGACAGTAGCGGGGCAAGTTAGAGCTAATGTTTCGCGTGGGCAACTTGGCACGACAGCGCAAACCCACACACAGGGAACACAAGTGGTTGCAACTGCTGGGCCCTCCGCAACTTTTACGTGCTATCTCAATTTCCGAAAACTTAAGTAAACAGGTATTGACAGGTCTGAAAGTGAGTTACGATTTCTTTATCCGTTAGGAATTGGCATGGTCGTATCCGCGGGTCGACACCGCGTTAGCTAAGGACAAACGGTAACCGGGCAATAAAAGCTCTGCGATGCCGGCAGGGGAACAAACACGGGAACTGCCATACTCTTCGAGTCTGGACTTACAGTTTCTAAACTTACTTTTGAAAGGATACTTTAACAATGGCTACTACTTACAGCGTCGAGCAGCTCCTTGTGAAAGAGTCTGGCCGTATCGGACCTGACATCTATCGCAAGACTGTCGACACGAGCCCCTGGCTCAAATTGGTTAAGCAAGATGCTTGGCCCGACGAAATGGGCGATTCCATTTCAACCCTGATCTACGAGCGTTCTTTGCCGTACGATTCCAGCGGTAACCTCAAAACCAACTGGCAGACCCTTCAGAGCAACGCAGTTGTTGGCACCGCCAACGACGGCGTCGGCACTGAAACACACCCCAGCAACACTGGTCAGACTAACGCTGTTGCCCCTCTTGGTGGCACGGTTGAGTTCGGCACCCGTCTGCGGAGCTACAACCTCTCGCACACGAGCTTGAACAGCCCTGACATCTCCTTGAACGACATGCGCTTCCCCCTCAAACGGAAAGAGCAATTGTCGAACATCATGTCCATTCTGACCGAGTCCACTCGGGAAGTGTGGGTTGAGCGTTATCGGGACGAATATATTCGTCTGTCTGAGAACAAGCTGACAGCCACAATTCGTGCAGCCGGAGCTGGCGAAAACAACACATTTGGTGTCATCAACAAACCCGACACCACCAACGCAGTGAATGCAGGGGTTATTGGTTTTGGTGCCCCCGATGCGTCAGCCTCGAACAACCTGGAGTTGACTCAGGGTATCCTCGACCGCCTGTACTTCGCGCTTTTGCGTGATGGTGCTGCGGAAGAAGCATACAGCCGGGTTAACGGTGCTCCAGTGTTCTTGCTGATCACCTCGATGGAAGCTAGCGATGCACTAATCCGCGCGAACGCTGATGTCCGACAGGACTTCCGCTGGAGCGATCGGGTTAATGAGTTGCTTGCCCCCTTGGGTGTGCAGCGGACCTACCGGAACTACTTCCACTTGGTTGATCCGTTCCTCCCCCGCTACAACTACGACACTGGTACGAGCGCGTGGGTTCGGGTTCGCCCGTACACCCGCACTGCGGACGGTTCCGCTCGTGGTGTGCGTTATGACCTCAACCCTAACTACCTGACCGCTGAATACGAAGATTCTATCGTGTTCTGCCCGACGGTGTTCACCAGCCTTGTGCCGAAGCCCCTCAGCGTGGGTTCGGACATGGAGTTCGCGCCGCAGAATTATCGCGGCGAGTTCACATGGAGGAACATCCCGGATCGCCAGGCCAACCCTGATTCGACGGTTGGTTTCTTCCGCGGCATTTTTGCCAACGGAAGCAAGCCCATCTTCCCGAACCACGGGTACGTCATTCGCCACAAACGCAGCGCTCCTGCGATCGTCTAATTGACGTAGAAAGGTATTAATATGCCGATCTACCGAAAACAAACGACACAGAAGGATAACGTGTTGGCTGCCGAACTCCGAGCCGTCCTAAACGACGGCAAGGAGTGGGGTACCGCTAGCAGCACTTTGGCAACCGTTACTGATCTGGCCGCACTTGAGGCCGGAGCAAACGCTGCCGCAATTGCTACTAAGGTAAACACTATCCTAGCGCTGTTGCGGAACCTGAACGACTAAGTAACTGACGGAGCCCCTGGGGTTCAATCCCCCAGGGGTTTCCTTCTTTTGCTTAAACGAACATGGTCGACCAAAGCCAGAGTCCTATTGTCCCTCAGTCGAGGGAAACTGCAAAAGATCTTGGAGCCAAGGATAAACCCGTGGCAAAGGATCTTGTTGTTTTCCCGATTCCCTCGGGTTTTATTCCGCCTGAAGGCGTTGAGCCAGGCGAGTCTTTCGAGGCTGTCTGTCGGGTTCAATACCGAAGGGGGAAATTAATTCTTGAGGCAGTGGAAGGTCACGAAGTTCACCTGGAGCAAGTCCCGACCCCAAAACTAAAACCATCGACGTTTGAAAACGCGGTGGAGGAAGGGCTACAGCCAGGTGAGGGGATGGCTTGATCTAACTGCTGCGATTGCCGAACAGGCAATTGCTGATCTGGATCTTGCTATATCGCCTTGCAAGGCGAAGCGGAAGCCTGACTGGGCTTTCACTCCGGAGCACTTCCGTGAGTTCTTTGGCATGACGGAGGATCTATTCAGGATCTGTGGCTTTCGGCTAAACCCAGACGCCGTTAGGGATCGACTAAACGCAAAACTCAACAAACTGGACAAGATCCATGCCTCGCAAGGAAATAAACGAAATTCTAGTAGAGCTAGCCGCGATTAACGGAAAGTTAGACGGTATTGCCGATCTTTTGAAGCGGCATGACGATCATCTTTCTGGTCACGACGGCAGACTCCGCCATGTCGAAAAGAACATGAATGTTGCTTTTGGCTGGGCTGGTGCAATTGGGTTTGTTGCTTCGGCCGTTGCTACGTGGGTTTGGGATAAGCTTGGAGTAAAATAACACCGGTTGCGTCTCGACAAAAGTATGTCAAAATCAGCCATGAGCGCGCTTTTGATATTAGCTTGTCTCTTTCTTTCAGGTTGCACGACAGTTTCAAGTAAGGGGTTACCTAATTTCTCAACCACAGAAGCTAGGCTTGATGCCGCCTCCGCCGTAGCCAACCCAGAGGCTAAGAAGCATATAGAGGCCGCTAAAGAGCAATTAAAGTCCGCTAAAGAGGCGTGTTACGCCAATACCGAGGCCCTGGAGCAGGCAATCAAAGAAAAGAACGAAGCGGTTAAGAACGCAGTTGTTTGGAAAGAGAAACAACGCAAAGCCCTTAAAGAATTGTGGATCTATCGTGGCGCAATTATTGCTTTAGTGCTTTGGGTCTTTCGTGGGTTCTTGTTTAGCGGGGTTATGGCCATAGCTCGGAAATTTGTGGGGATCCCCTGGTGATCAGGTGGGTTCGCAACAGCTTCCAGGGCTTAGTTGCTCTAAGTGTCGCTATCATCATTTTCTTTTTTCTCGGCCCCATTCTCCAGGGCTTTGACAGCACAGCTGGGGTTGTAGACCTAGGCTCTTTACACGTTCTCGCATTTGGAGCTGTACGATTCCTTTTCTGCACGTTCTTAAGTTGGTCGGTGCTTCAAATGGATTGGAAGATCCTTGATCGTTACGTCGACAGAGGAGTGCTCAAGGACGACTGGAAAGAAGCCTGTCCAAAGACAAGGCTGACAATCTTTTCGTTTGTTTTTGGGATCCTCCTGATCGCAGCAATTATTTCATGCAAATAATATATGTTGCGCTTTTTATTGCGTTTCTTACCGACTCTTTGGCTAGCCCAGGAGTTGAGGCGTCGCGGGTTCTCGTCATTGAACAAGCCCGCAAAAGTATCGGTATTCGGGAAAAATCAGGACGCAACGACGGGCCCGTGGTGGACGAGATCCTCGCATCCGTAAACCTTGAAGGCACCAAAGCGCCATGGTGCGCCGCATTCATCGTTTGGGTCGGCGACAAGGCATTCGGTTCAACGCTACTCAATCCCTACCCTCGCTCCGCTTGGAGCCCGACATTTCTTACGAAACCAACCTGGGATCGACAAAGGAAGGGAACCCCACTCAAGGCCGCCGATGTCTTTGGAATCTGGTTCAACTCGATGGGTCGCGTGGCGCACGTTGGCTTTGTGGAGAAAAACGAGGGGGATTGGCTCGTGACGATTGAGGGCAATACAAATGGTGGCGGGAGCCGGGACGGAGATGGCGTTTACAGAAGGAGAAGGTTGTCCTCAAATGTCCTCGGCAGGGGGTGGCTGTGAGTCTTCGGATTGGTGCGATTGGCGTTCAGAAAGTAGCAGCCAAACTTCTTGAGCAAGGCTTCCTTGTCAGCACTCCTATAATTGATGATGGGTACGATCTGATTACTGACTGGAAGGGGAAATTGTGCAGGGTTCAGGTTAAAAGCACGATGGGTGCCTCAGATGCACATGCTCGCAATAAGATGAAGTTTTTAGCCGTCCGTGGCGCGGGGTACGGATATGGAGCCTACTTAAAGATCAATAAAGAGAAGATGAAATACAAACCAAACGTATGTGATGCGTTTGTGTTTTACCATATCCCGCAAGACGCGGTATTTGCCGTACCTAGCAGTAAATTACCAAAAACTAAGTCTATTTATTTCTCACCCAACTCGTCCTGGAGAGATAACTGGGACGTCTTGCGAAATCCTAAGAGAGGGTAAACTTTGGCCATGGCGGAATCTAAACAAGAGTCTGATGGGCAGTCACAACCCATACAGCCAGTTTCCTCTCAAAACAACAGAGTCCAAGACGGTCAGCTCGATTGGACTGGTGGGATGGATGCTTCGATTGTGCCGGAGTTAGCGGCAAAGGACGTAGTTATTAGTGCAATTAACGTAACGTTTCGAGGCGGACGGCCAAAGACAAGACCCGGATATGTGCAGGCCTTTTTGTTAGACGATCCGGAAGCGCAGGCGGATGACAACGGAAAACCGGCAACAAGCCGCACGCTTTTCACGTCAGGCAAAGATTATGCGGGCAAGGAAACTGGGAACCTCTTCCAAGGCGCGTTCCTGTATATCAACAAACAAGATACTTTTAAAAACTACATTATAGCTGTTTGCTCCGGGCGAGTGTTCAAGATTGATCCTATTTCTGGTTACGTTAGACGGCTTAAATGCGAGACAGACGTGGGGCCAAGAGATCTTAGAATCGACGCCTGCCGTCGTTGTTATTTTGCCCAGGCTGAAAGATTCCTAGTTATCCAAAACGGGCTAGACCAACCCTTGATATTTGACGGAGAGTTCCTACACAAAGCTGGAACTGGGTCGGTAGGCTCTATTGGGATTGTCGCTTCGTCACTCCCAATTGGCACTTTGATGGCCTATGGGCAAGGGCGTCTATTCGTCGCTTCCCAGAACCGAACAACCTTCCTAGCTGGTGATATTGTTTACGGTGGCTCCACCAACCAAATTGCAATCTCGACTTCGGCAGTAGGCTCCACGGTTGTTCTAACGACGAGCACGAATCACGGGCTTGCTTCAGGTGATGTGGTTACCATAAGCGGGCACAGTTCGTCACCAGATCTGAACGGCACTTGGAAAGCAACTGTGCTAACAAACACAACATTCTCAATCCCGGCAGGTTGTTCTTCTGCTGGGTCAGGTGGTTTTGTAATTAAAGCTAATGCCGGAAAGGATACCGACCTTCTCCGTTTTACCGAGACAACGTATTTGAGCGAAGGTGGGAGTTTTCAGCTGCCTTCAGAAATGGGTCGAATCACCGGCATGTTGTTCCAACCGATCGCGGATACAGCTACGGGGCAAGGTGACCTCATGGTTTTTGGTGAAACAGGCGTTGTTACTTTTTCTGTTGCCGCCCCGAGAGAACTCTGGAAAACCGCTCCTGGTTTCCAAAGAATTACCCTTTCTAAAATTGGTTCTGTGTGTGAGAGGTTTCTAGTTCCGATCAACAATGATATTTATTTTCGAAGCGCGGACGGAGTTAGGAGTTATCGAAATGCTCGAGCGGATCAAGAAGGTACTGGTGAAACGCCTTTCTCAACACCAGTGGATGCATTTATGGACTTTGACACAGAATATATGTACGAAGCGGGCTCTGCTGTTTATTTCGACAATCGTCTGATCTTCACAGTGGGGCCTACTGAAAACTTAAAGAACATAGGCAACAACCCAGTAAAAATGCAGCCCATAACTCATCGGGGCTACGGCGTTTTTGACTTTAGTTCAATGTCCCGACCGAACACTGAGTTTTCCCCTATCTGGGACGGCCTTTGGACTGGCCTTAATACAACTCAACTTATTGCTGGCCAGATCAACAGAACCCCAAGATGTTTTGCTTTTGTGCTCAATCCCGAGACGCTTGAGAACGAACTTTGGGAACTTTATCCGTGGGCGTTGTATGACTACACGCTGACTAGCTCGGGTGACAGAATTCAGTGTGCAATCGAAACCCGGGGCTATTCGTTTAATTCTCCTTGGAATCTCAAAAAGTTAGTTAGGGGAGACCTGTGGGTTAGTGGTTTTGAGGGTGAAACCACAATGAATGTTTTGTACAGGCCAGATGGCTCGGCTTGCTGGATACCATGGCACACCCTTGAAATCTGTGCTGCTAACCAAACCTGTTTCCCCGATAATTCGATCGCTCAGCCTGACACTTCTGCACCGTACGAGAGTGTGTCTCAACCCTTAGTTTCTTTCTTACAGACCTCTGGTAGGGTAGTGACGCGAGCCCAGAAATGGGCTTTATCACTTTTCCCGGAAGAGATGTCAGATTATTTCTATTTGCGGGTGCCTGATACCGTTGGGGATGGGCAAGAACCTTTTGGCTTAGTTAACTCTTCTCCCCAGACAGTTTATAGTGACCAGCCGACTACAACGACATGGGTTTGCCCCGAAAATGTTACAGCTGTAACTATTGAGTGTTGGGGTGCTGGTGGCGCTGGCGGTAGTGCTCAAAGAGTTGGCGGAGCAGGCAGCATACAATTGGGTGGCGGAGGTGCAGGAGGAGCGTATGCCAAAAAGTTGAATTACCCAGTTACTCCTGGGACTACGTATTATATTAATGTCGGAACGTCCGCTCAAAACACAAGCACAGTAACGGGGACTGCTGTTTCTGGTGGGGATACTTGGTTTAATTCAACCAACAGCCCCTCTACTATAATACTTGCTAAGGGGGGAGCCGGAGGAAGCAGCGCAATTGGTTCCACTTCCGTGACTGCCTTTGGTTCGAGCGGAGTCGGAACTACAACCGGAAGCTTTGGAGAGCTAAGGTACGCAGGTGGTTCTGGTGCTGCTGGTTCTGCGCTTGGAAGCGGCGGTGGTGGGAGTGGGGCTGGGTATGCAGCTAATGGGGTTAACGCAACGGGTAGTGCCGGCGGGGTTGCACCTTTGGGCGGCGGAAGCGGTGGGTCAGGAAATTCCTCTAGCTCTCTTCCGGGGACTGCCGGGGCGCAACCAGGAGGTGGAGGAGCCGGAGGTCGAAATTCCAGCGGTACGCTTACAGTGGGGGCAGCAGGAGGTTCTGGCTTAGTTAAGCTTACGTATACACCCAACTCTGTCGTAATAGGTTCGAATACACTTAAAGATAAGACAACAACGCTTGTTAGCTTTAAAGATCCTAACCTTGCCGCAAATCTTCAGTCTGTTTTGCGAGCTGTTGGTTTTTCTTCCTGCACTGTAGCCCGGTCTCTTGAAGATCCTTATTTATTCCTGATCGACTTTGTAAACTACAAAGTTGAAAAACCAGATATTGTCCCAGCTGCTTTAACTAGCACTGACGGGTGCGGGGATGCTGCTCCGACGAATAACAAAACACAGTTTAGGTCTCAGATGCGTTTGCCGACACCCGCGGAGGCTTGCGCCCAGAACACCGGAAGATCTGCCAAGGTAGCCCACGTGTTCCAATTTAGGATAGAATGGCAAGGAGTTTTGGGTTTACAGCGGTTACTTGTGCATTGCGAAAAAGTGGTAGAACAGAAAGGTGGAGGAGGCATTTGCACATGAGCGTTGAATGTACTACTGAGGCTTGTGGGTGCGGGCAGGGGATGTATGACAACATTGTCGCGCAAGCTACTGAGACCATCGACTATCTTGGGCTTACGGATAAAAGTGCGTTAGCAAACCTCCCGGGTGGGGCTTTAGCAGATGACGGACTAGCCGTTGACGGCCCGTACGAAATTGATGAAGACGGCTTGCCTACCACAACGGCAAAGCTGATTGTGTTTCCGAACAACGCAATCTTGAGGGTTAACTAATGCCAGGCGTAGAACCAGCCAATTATCTAAGGATTAGCCAGCTAGCCACTGTCCCAGCGCCAGTTCCTACGGTTTGCAGGGTTCCAGTTAGTGTAGGTGGCGCTGTACGGCAAACCTCATTAGGCTCCTTGCTTAACTCCGTAACTGGTGGAACCGTTACTTCTATTTCGGCGGGGGTGAACATAAAACTCACCCCAAACCCAATTACTTCTTTCGGGACAGCCTCGTTTTACCTCCCCGGTCTTATCGTTCCTTACGCCGGGTCTTCAGCGCCAGTAGGTTGGGTTTTTTGTAACGGTGCCTCAAAACCCATCACAGGGGTTTACGCTGACTTGTGGAATGTCATTGGTTATAGGTACGGAGGTGGTGGCGGAAGTTTTAACTTACCTGATCTTCGCGGGCGAATTGGAGTCAACGGATATGCTGGTGGAGCAGCTGGAACTTCTGGCGGCGAAGAAAATGTGTTTCTTGCGTCAACTCAGATTGGCATGAGGCCGCATACTCACGTTGGGTCAACCGATTTCTGTTATAATATTGCGGCTTATGGCGAATGTTGCGATGGGGGAGATTGGACAGTAAAGGTCATAGGAGCAAAACGTTGGCCAGGCGATCGACGCACTCAACAAACAATGACTGTGACGGATTCTCTTCCGCTGAATCCCGCAGAATCTGCTTCTTCTAGCCATAACAACATGCCACCTGGCCTAGTCTTAAACTATATTATTAAATTATAAACCTATGGCCTCTTTTCAAATCCAAGCTTTAAAGACAACAGAAGTCTTAGACTCCGCTTCTTTCATACCCACGACAATAACGCAGAATCAGTCTTTTTACGATTCTACTGGAGCAGCTTTTGACCAAGCGACCACCGTGACTCGTAAGATGTCGGTTTCAAACCTGCGGTCTTGGTTTGACTCTGGTATTTACAAGCAAATTAGAAGCGGGCCATCCACCTTGGTCTCCCCCGAGAATTTTACTTCAACTGGAACAATTAACTTCCATCAGCCAGGTCTTGTTGCTCTTTACGGCGGGGTGACAGCCCCAACTGGCTGGCTTCTTTGTGATGGGGCTACACATCCAACCACACAGTATCCTTTTTTGGCTGGTGTCTTGGGTAGCTCCGGAAGCACATTTCAGGTCCCAAATCTTTCTGGAAAAGCTGTTTTTGGCGTAGATTCTATGGGTGGGACGGCAGCTAATAGGATAGCCGATTCTGTGTTGTACGGAACAGCAGGAGTTGAAACTGTAGCGCTCACAAAAGAGCAATCTCCTTTTGTCGGCCATAACCACCCAACTTATAATGGAAATTACTCACAGATCTACGGGGTATCCCACCAAGGTGACCACAGTACTAGCGATCCGGAGAATGTTCTTGGTTCGCCAGACGGCAACCTTTGCTTTGGGCAGGAAGTAACTATTGGGCAGACAGAAGTGGCAACTGCCGCCGCTCACAATAATATACCGCCTTACTTAAACCTAACTTGGATAATTAAAATATGAGCACAGTCCGTCTTGACGACCTTCCTGAAGTTGATTCTTCTCAGCTTCAGAACAACACACAAGGGAACGCCCAAGCTCAAACTGCTTTTATGCCGTGCGTTCTTGAGGGGGTTACCCAAAAAATACGGTTAAGCGATCTTGCGGCTTACCGAACCGCGGGCACCGTGAAAGAAATATATTCAGGTTCTTCACTGGAGGTAACAACTAATGTTTCGTCCGGAATTAGTTTTGCGGCTTTCGTTTTGCCAGGAGCGATCTTTGCCTATGTCGGCCAAACCCCTCCAGATGGTTGGTTTTTATGTGACGGCTCAGCAGTATCTCGCGCAACTTATTCTTCGCTATGGATCGCTATCGGCACAACCTATGGAGTTGGGGACGCCGTTAGCACTTTTAATCTTCCAGACCTTCGCGGAAGAACCCCGGTAGGTTTAGAAACAATGGGTGATGTTGCCCCATCAGGTAGGTTACTCAACGCTAACTTTGGAAACATTAATGGATCTTTGCTCGGCGCGACTGGTGGGTTCCAGACACACACTCTTACGCAACCCGAGGCCCCTTTGCCAGCACACACTCATCCGTTTACCGCAACAACAACCATAGCGTGTGGCCCGCAATATGTTGACAGTAGATCTAATGGTCCAAACCCGAGCGCTCTCGACGGAAACCGAGGAAGGGTAAATCGAGCAATGCGAGTTAGCACAAGCCAAGCCACGTCAGACAGTACAGCGTCGGCCCACAATAACTTACCACCCCTTGCCTTTTTAAATTATATCATAAGATATTGACATGGCTTTAATCTCTGGAGCTCTACCCCCCAATACTTGTTACGGAACTCCGCAACAGCTCATTGACCTTTTTGCTCAGTATCTTTCTCTCCCTGGGCAAAATCTTATTTTAGAAGAATCTGTTTCAAACCCGACGTTAAGCAATAACGCAACTGCTCCAGCTCTCGGCGTAGCTTGCCAGTTTGCAGTTAATGTGGCTGGGGCTTCCGTAAACGATGTTGTTGTGGTGAACCCGTCACAACCAATTCCAGAGTGCGTTGTAGACGGCTACGTTTCTGGTTCGAACGTTGTTACAGTTCGAGTGATGCCGGTTAAGGCTCAGGTCGTATCGATCCCAGCCCGAAACTATTTTATTAAAGTTCTAAAGTATAGCATTTCCTGAGTTTAACTTAAATGCCTCTGACCCTAGCTGAAGCAAAGATTCAACTTAGTGCTTATGTGGACAACGGAGTCTGCTCCTCCGATTCACGAGTTGTTCTAAAAATTAACGAAGCTCAGCGGAGACTTTACGAGCGACGCTCTTGGATTGGGGTATTTGCAAGGTTCTATGTCCCTGTCTCAAACAACACCTTTACCCTCCCCAGTTATACTGGCGATATCGCAACCGTTTCTGGTTTTGGTCTTCAGAGCGCCTCTTTCGTCCACAAGTCAGACCTAACCTCGGGGACTATTGTAAACGATGTTAGGGCATTCGTTACGCCTAACTCCGAACTACTCGATATCACCCCCTCGAACACAGATGGGAACATAAGATCATTTAAAATCCAAGGTGAACCAGTTGTTGCAATAGAAGTAACTGGGAAACTCAACCTAATAGACGCTAAAAACGATACTGACCTTTTATTAATCGACGATTTAGAAGCCATGAAGCTTGTTCTTCTCGCTATATTCAGAGAAGAGAACGATCAGTTGGAGTCAGCTCAAGCTTTGGAAAACAAAGCTATTGAGCGGTTAACCTTAAAAACCGATATGGCCATCGAAGCCGCCAGGAGATTGAACTACCAAACAAAGTTAAATTCCGAAACAGAGAACTCTTTCGGCCAATTTCTGAGCAGAATTGCTTTGGATATTGAGGGCGGGCGCAGGATGTTTGATGGGGAGTTGGCAGATTTAATTAACCAGGCTGAAGAGACTCTCTTTACACTAGGCACTTGGTATGGGACAACCCAACACCTTAAGGTTTCAATCGACAATGCCGGTGAGATTTATCTTCCAAACACAGTAGGCGCACTACTTGGGGTAGCTGCAAACGGTCGGCCGCTAAGGGTCCAAGACCAAATGTTTGATTACCATGAAAACGGACCGGGGTATCAGGACAAAGGCTCGACGGGTTACGCAATGCTGATTGACCGAGGGGAACGACTTCTTGGTAACTCCTGGATGCGTTGCTATTTTGTCCGATCGAATGTGGAGACGGGTACTTGCGTTGAGATCCTTGCGAAAAAAAGGTGGCGGAGGAAACGGAAGAATTCAGACAAGATGGATATCCGAAACTACCCGGCTATCCGAGAAATGGTTGTTTCTTTACGTTCGGCTGAGAACGTGGAACTTTCACAAGCTCACGAGAACAAAGCCGTTTATCTTCTTCAAAAAGAACTAAAGGAAATGCGTGGTTCTGCTAAGTCAACCATTCAAGTCCAAGCCCCAGCTTTTGCCGCCGGGGAAATTCTTGCACTGATCTAGACAAAATATGAAACCGTGTAGAAATGAGGTGGTATGCAAATTGTCTCAACCTGCTCCGAAGAGACCTGGGACACCCTGGTTTTGGACCCAGCCGAAACTTGGGATTATAACTACTTCGCTTGGGAGGAGCTGATCTAATGTCTTCACTTAAAGCCCGTACAATTGCCTCGTCTTACGCAGAGCTCCTTAAACTCAACGGGACTGGGCTTTCTGGGACCCTTAGCTTTGTGGAGGACGGCAACGGCGTATTATCCCCTCTCTCGATCAGCACCAACGCAATCAGTATCCTTAACACGGCAACCAACGGTTTCTACGTTGGATCTTACTCAACGTTTGCTGCCCCAGTTACCGTCAATGCTCCTCTCGTTTGCAACCAAGGTTTAACTGTAACCGGTGATTTGAACCTTACGGTTACTCCGAGTTTCCCCCGGTTGACTTTGACGATTGCCGAGGGGACATCCCCAATGGTTATCACTTCTCGAACGCTGGTTGCAAATCTAAACTCCGAATTGTTAAGTGGGAAGGCTGCTCCGACCGGGAGCATTGTCGGAACAACCGATTCACAGACCCTCACCAATAAAATAATTAGTGGGTCAACCAACACTCTTTCAAATATTCAGCTAAGTTCAATTACTGGAATGCCCACTGGCGCAGTGGTTGGTACAACCGACACGCAGACGCTCACCAACAAAACCCTTAGCGGTGCTTCTAATACTTTCTCAGCAATCCCGAATACGTCGATCACGGGGCTTGGCACCCTCAGCACCCAAAACGCTAACGCAGTATCGATTACTGGCGGAAGCGTTGCGGGGAGCACAATCTCTGGAACGATTGGTGGGTCGACAATCTTAAACACGACCGGAAATATTACTGGTGGTGCGGCTTCGTTTACCGGCTTACGAGTTTCAGTTTCTGGAAACAAAACCTTAGTTTTCCCGTTGGCTGACGGTAACTCTGGTCAGATTATCGCAACAGACGGGCAGGGAAATCTTTCCTTTATTTCCGGGGGTACTGGCGGTGGTGGGGCAGGGGGTCTGTCTAGCGTTTCTGGTGATACGGCGCCAACACTTGGTGGCAATCTGAACGTAGGGGCATTTTCAATTTTATCCTCTTCGGACAGAAATATTTTGATTACCCCAGGCGGTACCGGCGAAGCCGTTATCACGAAAGTCAAAGCACCGTCAGCAGCAACTGATGCAGCGAATAAAAGCTACGTCGACACGGCCACTGGTGCGATTACGGCCACCTCGGTTGGGAAAGACACAGCTCAATGGAACGCCTCAAAAATTCAGGGCACAACTGTTGCCACTACTTCTCCTACAGAAGGCCAAGTTCTGACCTACAGTGCTTCGACAAATTCCTATCTCCCGCTTGCTGCGCCTGGCGGTATTGCGACACAGTTCTTTGGCTTTAGGAGATCCACCAATTCCATAACCGGACAGCAAACAAATCTGAGATTGGACTACGGAAACTTGAACACTGACTCTTTTGTGAAAGCCAACTACATCGATAGCATCATTGCCGCAATAAGTGGCTTCACGGTGAACGCCTCGGGGCGCCTCATCGCAACATTCTAAAACAACGTCTTGACAAAAAAAAGTAAAACACTAACCTCGGAGAATATCAAATGGCAACACTAGACCTTGGAAAAATTAAATTTGTTTGGCGCGGAGCTTATAACCCGGCTACGGCCTATGAAGTCGACGACTTTGTATCTTTCGAAGGGAGCTCTTATGTTTCCAAAGTTGCCACCACTGGTAACGCGCCTACCGACACAACTAAGTGGGATCTTCTCGCTCAAGGTGGGGACGTTATCAACACGACCACCACAACTGGTGATATCGTTGTTCGAAGCGGTAGCGGCCTCAGCAGGGTTGCAGCTGGCGCAGCTGGCACTATCTTAAGTTCCAACGGTACAGGAACTGTCCCTTCTTACTCTTCGGCGTTGGCCCTCGTAAATCCAACAATGAGTGTGTCTAAGCTTAGTTACCCGAAACAAAACTCCAACCAAGATCAGGTTGTTTCCAATACTTGCGTAACGGCAGATGGTTCTTTAAAGGTTACAGCAAATGCCTCTGCACCTTATCACGGATTAGGTATAGCTACCGCTTCGGTTGCTACTCATAGGTGGGAGAATGTTCAACTACCGAGATCTGCAACAGCCTACCGAACTATTCGTGGCGTCTCCTCCAATTATGTTATTTCGACAGACGGTCGTCTCTTTGCCACCGGGCTTAATACTTCTGGTGTTCTAGGCCAAGGGATCTCGGCAAACTCACTTACGTCATCGCAGGCTAATACAACAGCTCTTCTGTCCTACAGCGAAGTTGTGTTCCCAACTCTAAATTATCCTGACGTCGGCCAATCGCTCAGGCCTATTATTGTTGACGTGTGGGCAGGCAACGGGCACGGCGCCGCTATCGCGGCTCTCAACGATTGCGTATTTGCGATCGATTCGTTTGGTTTCCTTTGGGCCTGGGGCAATAATAACTCTGGGCAACTTGGCCTGGGTGGAATTTCTGTTGCGGGGACTAACCCTACTTCACCCGTTCGCGTGCCTGCTTTCCTCCCAACCACAGTGCCGCAAAACACAGCTATTTTGCAGCCAGCTGGTACACTTGTTGGAAAACGGATCCGCGTACGTAAAATCATGTATGGAACTTCCTCATCCGAAATATTTGCTATGGTTGACCCGGCTGACGTAGGTCCCAGCCAATCTAACTTATTCGTTTGGGGTATTTCTGGAGCCAGCTCACCGCTCAATGTCACTGGTGGGGCTATGACCGCAACTTCAAACGTGCCCATCAATATTAGCACGACAGTTCTAGCAAATCTTGCTGTTAACGCTTCGAATTTGATGACAGAGACAGTTGTGGATTTCTGCGTAACAGTATCCCCCGAAAACGGCGATACTGTTGGAGCGAATTGGAACAAAGCTTTTATTCATGTACTTACCTCGACTGGGCGTCTCCTCGCTTCTGGCAAAAATATTAACGGAGAACTGGGTATCGGAAGTAATTCGGCGAACATCGGAGTCTTTACTGTTGTCTCAGCTCCGACCTTACCATCAGGCAGTGCCGCAACTTGGGCCTTGCCAGTTACCTGGGTAAACCCAACAAACTACACAAGTACTGCATATGTTGGATCCTACACACCAGCGACATTCTGCGATAATCTAGACAATTTGGACGAAGTGTTGGTTGGTAACAACGACCAACGTTTTGCACAGCGAAACGATGGAGCTTGGTATGCTTGGGGTAGGCAACTTACTAATTTTGGGCTTCTTGGGATTGGTAATACTACTACGGCTATTAACGCTCCAACCGCCTTTAATTTAAGGGATCACGACACGGCTGGTGTTTATTTTGCCGATACAAGCATTCAGTATAGCTCAAATACTTTGACCCCAGCAAACGTGGCGGCAGGAACTGCTCCCTTCGCAATCTCTAAGGTAAGAACATGTTCGGCTCACTTCTTTGGAGCTACTAACCAAGGCCTATTTACTTCTACTACGGGCATTATCACCTCAACTGGTAAATACTACAGTATCGCAGGAAACTGGTCCGGGGTAATGGGGGTTGGGGACAACTCGCAAGGAAGGCTAAACTTTGCTCATGCCCGTATCGGCAATTCAACATATGGAATCCCCGGTATTACGGATTGTCGTATTACTAATTGTTACGCCCAAGCCGCAAGTACTGATTATTCCAATGCGCTATTAACTAATAGCCGAGGCATGCTCTTTGGTGCGGGGTATAATGCTGGTGGATCCCTTGGGATCATGCGAAACAATGCAGCTTCAGTGGATCAGTACCTCTTTAAAAATCTGGAATTGGGGGCCTGACGTAGATGTTTTTCGGGTCTTCCACTCCTGCCAATACCTCCGAAGAGACACCTACAACCCACATTGGTAATTGGGGTACCTTCTTTGTTTATAAAACGAACGCAACCTTAGAGCAGGTAAAAGCAATCAATGGGAACGAAAATAGGGATATAACTGAGTTAACTGATCTCGCAAAACTGATGTCTGAGCTTGATACCTCGATTGGCCTTTCGAATTCTGCAGCCCACAAGATCCGTAGAAAATATTCGGTCGATCGGGAGTTTCAAGCTTTGCGAACCAACGATCCAGAATACCGAGCATTTGTGGAACAGACTCTTGCTGACCACAAGGCTGCTAAAGACGCATTGTTTGCGGTTTAACTTAGGTATCCGCCGATGAGCGGGTTATCTGATCTACCTAGTGGGGTTGCTGTCCTAAGCTGGCAGCAGGAGTACACAGCCTCTCATAACTTCAAGGCAACGACATTAACTGATGCTCCAACAATCTCGTGGGATCTATCCTCTAACCAAGTTGCAAAAGTTACGTTGGGCGGCAACCGAACGCTGGCTAATCCGTTTTATACGAAAGACGGTGGCGTTTACGTTTTGTTTGTTGTGCAAGACGCTATCGGTTCACGAACTTTGACTTACGGTAGCAATTATAGCTGGGGTTACGGACTTGCTCCAATTTTAACTGCGACCCCCAATCAAATGGATATACTTACGTTTGTGTCGCTCAACGGGAAAATGTACGGGACATCTTCTTTAGGTTACACGGTATAAAGTCATGCCTTGGCCGGTAATTCCGTTCTCCCAAATTACTGGGATCAAAGGAAGGTTTTACCCAACCTACTTGCGTTGGCCACCCGAAACTCTTCAAGTCTTAGTTGTCGGCGGTGGTGGCTCAGGCGTTTGGGAAGGCGGAGGAGGCGGAGGAGGTGTACGAGATTTTTCGTATTCGACTGGATTGCTCCCAGGTGGGCAAGCTTCTATCCCAATCGTAGTTGGTCGTACTGGGGGAACTAGTTCATTTGCGACAGCCTACGTTGCTACTGGCGGTGGTAATTCGCGAGCGGGAGGAACTTCTGGAGATTATCCAGGAGGAGTTGGTGGAAGCCCAAATGGTTATCGTGGTGGGGGCTGGCTTGGCGGGGGGAATCCTTTTATTATGAGCGGTGGAGGTGGCGGAGCTTTCAGCGGATTAGGTGGTGATGCAAGTGGGATTGGCAATGACTATTATGCTGGGCAGGGAGCCGAAGGGTATACTGTTTCAGCGGGGGTTGCTAATGCACTAGGCGGGCAAACCGTTGTTGGCTCAGGGGGTGGTGGAGGGTGGAGAGACCCAAAGTATTATATCTGGTACGGCCATCTAATTAGGTTGAGAGCTGGGGGGACAGGCGCTGGAAAAGGCGGGGATACAAATGGGGCTGTTACGAGTGGTAGTTGGTATGGTTCTGGTGGCGGAGGCCCTGGTGGAACTGGGCAACAAGGAGTAATTGTCGTCAGCTATGCTGGAACCCAGGCCAGCCCAAGTGGAACGGTATCAAGCTACGGTGGCTATACGTATCACGTTTTTACCTCCGCAAGTGCAACCCTTGAGTTGTGAGCGACATTCTTGACAAATCAGTGTCTGACTTAAACTTAAGTGACCCTATGGCAGCTTCAAAAATGCACGAAATCCAATCCCAAGGGGAATTCCAAGAACTTGTTTTGGCGGCCAACAAAGATCACCACGATGTTGTTTTCCCGTCGCATATCTTTAGGAAAAACGGAGAGCTCATTGGGTATGCTGGGATTTTTTCAACACCTGTTCTTATGTGGTGGGTAGATTCACAAAAAGGCAAAGCAAGGGACACGCTTGAACTTTTAAAAGAAGTAGAAGATCTCGCCAAAACAAAAGGAATTAACCGATACGTAACTATCTGCTCAGAAGATTCTCCTTACTTTAAACACATGGGGAGACTTGGATACACCGAAATGGGGCAAACAGTTATGTTTCAAAAGGAGCTAGCTTAATATGGGATGTTTTGGTGGCAGTAAGCCTAAAAAACCGCAATACGTAGCACCTAATTACACCAAGCTGGAGCTTGCTGGTTTAGACACAAGCTACGATAAATTTAATTCGCAAAGAGACAATTTTGGCGATGTCCAAGAAACAATTCGCCAGTCTGCTAGTGGCTACCTGGATGCGCTCGACAGTCTTCGCCCTGGCTACAAATCTGGATTGGACAAGGCTCAGCAAATGGCTGACTCGTTGGTAGACGGAAATATCCCGGCAGATGTTGCTTTAAAGCTTTCGCAAAGCTCAGCTTTTAAAGGTCTGACAAACGGCCTTGGCTCACAACAAAGGGAGTTGCTCACGGCTAGGGATCTAGGGACGACAAGTCTTGATTTGATGGGTCGTGGATTGCAGATGCAGTCTGGCCTCCGTAACGAGGCGCGCAACCTTATGCCGCTTCAAGCAATGAATCTTGCGTTCACGCCGCAAGGAATTCGTTCTGAAGACAACACGCTTGCCCAATACAATAATCAGATCACCAACAAGCAGGCGGAGGCGAACGCCAATGTGGCAAACATGCAGGCGCAATCAAACTACGCGTATGATCAGCAATACGGTGGTAACTCTATGACCGGTCTTCTAGGCGGAGCTGGTGGAGGTCTCTTAGGGGGTCTTGGCGGCTTCTTTGCTTCCGGCATGAATCCTATGGGTGCTATGATGGGAGCTGGGATTGGTTCGTCGTTGGGTGGCGGAATTGGTGGGTCTTTTGGAGGAGCTCAAGGTCAAGGTATGGGAAGCATTTTTCAAGGCTTTGGTTCGAATCTTTCGATGCTTGGTAGTTACGGGATGGGTGGTGGGTTTGACGGTGGTGGGTCTGGATGGGGTGGTTGGAGGGGTAGGGCTTACTAAACATGACACCTGATCAATACGGACTTTCAGTAGCGTCCAATCTCCAAGCCCTTAGCAGTAATGTATTGATGGGCTTTCGGGAGGCTCGCGCTCAACAAGAGTTAAGCCTTCGAGAAAAATCATACAACTTGGAGAACCAGCTTAAGAGTCTACAGATCCAAGACGCAAACGAGACGCTCGACTTAAATCACGCAAAAGCCTCTAGCTACGGTCAGACAAGCCAACAGTTTGGAAGTCTGCAATCAATGGCTATGAAGGGTGATGTCGATGGTCTTATAAAAGCAAACTATACCCCGATTGAAATTCCGGGTTACTCCAAGTTAGCTCAAGACAGGTTAAACGCGGAGAATGAGGCCAACTTCAGAGCCATGCGAATGGAAGCACTTGGGAAGTCTTCAGTCTACCAAACAAGAATGGGCCACATTGAAGCGACGGCGGAGTACGGAACCCAGCTTGCGGATAAACCAGTTGATCGGGAGCTTCTAGCGGAACTTCAGACCCAACTTCAGCAGGGTGTTTCAATCTCCCAGCTTCCGCCTGAAAAAGTCGCTCTCTTGAACGATGCTGTTAAATACAAAGCACAGAGGGCACTTGTTTCGAACCCATCCGTAGCCGCGGCTATGCTACGGAACGAGGGCGCTCAAAAAGTGGCTCAGATTAACGCTGCTGGGAGAATTGGGGCTGTTCAAGCACGCGCAACTGGCAACACGATGGCTATGAATGTTCAGAACTCTATTAAAGTGCTGAACAACCTGGGTACTCAAAAATCGGCCGTGATGAATAACCAAACGTTGCGGGCTGAAGATCAAAAGAAAGCCATGGCGGATATCGATATCAGATACAAGAGAGCAGAGAAAGCCTATCAGGCTTCGGTTACCTTAAACAACCTTGCTGCTTCGGGAAGTCTGACGCCGAAGATTGCTCAGCAGGCTATGGCAAGCGTTGGGCTTCCCGTGGACACGATGACAAACATCAGACTAAAAAATAAAGACGGAGGAACACAAACATTCCAAATCCCATTAGATATGCTGGACGCTCTTGAACAGAAGCTTCAAGACACCGGAGTTGAAATCGATGACTTGCAAATCGATATGGGTGATGAACAACTACCAACGGAGTAAGGCATGTCTGATTCTGGCCTTCCGTCCGGCTTGGACGATTTTCTAAACAGCTCACAAGCACCCAAGGGGGTTCTACCACAAGAGTTGGATGACTTTGTAAAAGGTACATCAAAAGATATTTCTTCTTCGGTTGGTGGTGCGGAGCTGGATGCTTTCATAAAAGGCGAGCCAATACCTGGCGCGGCTAGAGAAAACCCGAATCAAGATACGGCATTGGGTGTTGTTGATAAAACGATTGTTTCAAAAGGGGACAAGCTAAACGTTTTCTCGAATCCTCCTTCGTCGGTTGAGCTGGCCTCGAGCGATGTTGAATACCCGATGTTTGTTCAAGAACCGACGCTAAAGCAGGATATGAGTCTTGACGATTGGTTGTCAGGCAAGAAACCCGACAAGCTTCCGGTTAACCAAGCAGTGGTAGAACGGGAAGATGGCGAGCCTTTGATGTTCGATCAGCCTGAACGAACTGTCACCACCGCTCAAAAGGCAACAGCGTTTGGGGCTGGTCTTGTCGAAGGTGGTGCTGCAATGGCGGTCGCGCACCAAACAGGAAAAGTCGGGATGTACGGTGGTGTTCTTTTGGCTGGTGGTCCTGAGAGTCCGGCCGCTCCTGTTCTGGGTACAATTGGAGCTGGAGCAGGCGCAGCACTTGGGTTTGAAGCAACTCTAAAAGGTTTCGATGCCCTTCTTGGATATTCTGCAGATAACGGGATCGAGGCTGCTCAGTACATCAAGGATGCCAAAGAGTCTGCCCCTGGTTATTACCAGGTTGGGATGCTTCTACCGATGGCCCCCGCAGCGGTTGGAAGCATTAAAGGTGTTATCAGCGCTGGGCGAACTACTGCCCAAATGGAAAACAAGTTGGGTGGTGCAAAGGTTATTGCCGGACAGCTTGGTCTTGGAGCGCTCGGAGGAGCGGCTTTCAGCGGAGCAGCGCAAGCCATCAATAGAGAATTTGACCCCAAGCGTCTGGCTTTTGACACGTTCCTTGGAACAATGTTCTCGGGTAAGGGGCTGAAGGGAACTTCTGCAGAATACGGCAAACAGAAGTGGGACGTTCTGGTCGAGAAGATGAAAGACGGAACAGCGACGCCTGACGAGCGTTCCGACTTAAATGCAATTCTCGGAGCTCAATGGGGTAGTCGGGTCTCAGAGCATTTCAAAACTAAAGTTAAAGGCCCAACAGAAACTATTTACGGAGAAATCCCGGTAACAGAAGAGCAAGCTCAAGCAGCGATTGAGCGTGTATCAAGGGGTAAGGGGACTTCGAAAGACTATACAATTTTAACTGACCTCCTTCCAAAGGTTCAAAAAGGCGAAGGTCTGGCTTCGGCCAGGGTATTGGGGGTCAACCAAGGAAATGTCCGAGCCTTTTCGGATGTGACTCTTGAAGGGTTTAGTGAAGGCGGTCCTCGCCTTGGTGGGACGTCTCCAATCCCCAACGCGCCACTAACTTCAAAAGCATTAGAAGACTCAACCTTAACAAAAGAGGTAGAGCAAACAATCAAGCCTGAGATTAAACCCGAAGAGCCTTTTGCAGGAATCGATGAAGATCTCGATCTGAACGACCTACTGCCGAAGCCAAAAACCAATGAGCAAGAATCACCAGCGCCACAAGAAGAAGTCCAAACCCCAGCCCCAGCAGAAGGCGAGCAGACCAAGCCCTCATACGGCCAGCAAGTCCTGGGGCGCATCGCCGGGTCTCCTGAACAAGGTAAAGAGGCAAGCCCTTATGACAAGGACGAGCCCGAGCTAAGCGGAGCGTCAGTCGCAGATGAGCTAAACTTCAGCCGTCCTGGGCGGCCAGCAAAAATTGTAACTCAAATTGAGGGGCCAGCTAAGCAGGAAGAAGACAAGCCTTTAATGGATCTTCCGGTTGTGAACCCATCTGGGGTTATTACAACTGGTGAGCCAGAAGAGAAGAAAGACGAGCAAGTTGATCTTAACTTCAACCGCAGGGGCGCTCCTTCAAAATACAAAAGCGTTTTCCCAGAAAACAAACTAGCCAAGCAACTCGAGCTTGATTTTAGCTCTGCTGTAGGAGCATCCGAAGTTCCGGAAGACCCCGCTGAAAAGCGTGCTGTCGATTACGCTTCTGAGTTTTATTTGCAGAGCCTTCGTCCTACCTTGAAGAGTGAAGGGCGTCCGTTTGCTAATGATAGCGAAGTTTTTCCCGCAGATCTTTCCATGGCCGAGTTCATGGACAAGGTTATCCCAGCGCTTAAAGATGCTGAACTTAAAATACCAGACACTGAACAGGGACAACTTGCATTTGTTCGTGCAGTTAAGCGGCAAATCCGTCTTTCAAACAAACCTTCGCTTCCGAAGGCTGAAGTGGAAGTCGAGCAAGAAGAAGAAACAATTCTCCCGACAACTACGGTTTCGGCGTTGCAAGATCTCAACGCACGTCTAGCCAGACTAGAACAAAATAAGCCAGCGCCAGTTAAGCGGTTGGCTAGGGTGAAGCAGCCAGGTTCGCGGGTGACAGGTGAGATCAAGCTGAACGAAGAATCGCCGGAATATTCAGATAGCATCAATAAGCTCCCGCCAGCTCCCGGGGAGGCGCAACTTCTTACCCTGGCTGAGAGCGACTTTAGGCGTAAAGCAGCCAACTACCGGCAGAACCATCCCGAGTATTCTGTGGACGAGAGTCGACTAGCGAATGCGGCGAGAATGCGTTACTGGCGGCAACTTCGAGTTAAGCACGATCGCCTTAAGAACAGGACAAAGACACTTGGGGAAGGGGAAGCAGAGGAACTGTTTAAGGCAAACGTTGTACCAAGTCTTTCTAAGAACAGAATCTGGGGGAGCGTAACGGCAGACTACGCCAGAAAATTTGGAAGGCGTATGGGGGGCAAGGTCGGATTGGAAGCTAGCATGAGTCTTCAGACAAAGGTTGGGGATGATGACGGCTCAACCCTTGAAGACTACGTGCCGGACAACACCGCAAAGCCTTTGGAAGAACCCGAAGTCAGAAGAGATATCAGCAAGAACGCTAGGAATTCATACTTCGCAAGCCTGGGTAATGACTTTGCAAAACGCTACCTTCTGGGTGCAGCTCTTATGGAGGGTTCTAAAAAGAACTCCTCCCCAAAAGATTTAGCTAAAAACACAACCAAGCTTTCCGAAATTGCAGGAGTCTTAATTCAAAACGGGATCGCCACCAGCACAGGTGAGTTGCAGAAGATTCTACCAAAACTGATCGACGAGTTCGCAGCATACGTTGCCGACAAGGTTGACTCCGACATGACCAAGTACCGCATGAGCGGTGAGCTTCCGGTAATTGTCGAAGGGCCTGAGAAATCGTTCCAGGTTCTCAGCCGTCAATCCAGCAAGCCGCAACTGTCTGCTTACGACAAAGACACTCAAGCTGTGGCGAGAGATCTCCTATCGGAACTCGAAGAGTCTGGGATGTTGAGCCCAGTTGAAGTCGCCAACATACAAGACGATCTCGATATGTCCCCACGATCCGGGGCAGCCCTCAAAGCAATTCGGGACATGCAGGCAATGCTTTCGGCCAAACAACCTGGTCGTGGGTTGACCGAGCCAACAGTAAGGATCATCTCTGGTCAGAACCCAGTCAACGTACCAGACAAGGTTCCGTCCATTTACAACCTTCTCCCACACCAACGTAAGGGAGCAAACCTAGTTGTCATGGCGTATGAAAATGGACGTAAGGCTGCTTTTATTGCTGACGATCCCGGCCTCGGAAAAACAAGAACCGGCCTTGCAGCGGCTCGGACAATTGCCGACAAGATTGCTAAGGCCAAAGACCCAGAAGCAATTGGTAAAGTCATCGTCATAACGGAAAACAATGAACTGATCGAAGCCAGCATGGGTGGGTTAAAGAGCCAGCTTGCCGCGGCCAACATCACCAGCCGTCGGACATATTTCTACACATTGGACGCCTACTCCAAGGGCTCAATTCCAGACATTGAGACGGCCGATGTTCTTGTATTCGACGAGGCTCAGAATTTAAAGAACTCCAACACAGCTCGGAGCAGGTTGTCCAAGCAGACGAGCGCATTCAAAATCTTCCTCTCTGCGACCCCGACAGACCGGATTGGTGGGATTCGATACTTCCTTCCCGACATCCTTGGGAAATCTCAGGCAACGGTCGACACCATGATCGAGAAGTCGAGGAACCCAGAACAGACAATTGCGAACCTTTTGGAAAGCGCAGCTACGGTTGGGGCGTACGTTCGTCGGGTTTCCGACAGCGGTAAACCCCAAGTCTCCACAGTCCGACTTGAAGCAGGCGAACAAATTGCTGGCCAGATTCAGCAAATCGAAAACTACTACCGCAGGCAGATTGACGAACTCAAGGGAGACGCTGCAGCGCCAGTGTCAAAAGTTGATAACGCAAAATCTCTTGAGCTCGTGGCCATGCTTAAATTTAAGACTGAGGCGTGGGCTGAAATAAGTAAAGCACCAGCGGTCTTTGAGTTGGCGATGCAGGATCTTCAGGATGGGAAGCAGGTTGTTGTGTTCGGCGAGCTCGTCCGCCCAGTTGCCTTCCCTGAGTTAGGACTTGGCGAAGTTAAATCAATGCTGGAAACGCTGAACGAAATGTTCACAGCAGCTGGCTACAACCCTGCCGTTCTTTACGGAGAAGGCGGAAGCCAGATGACCACAGACGTTAACGATTTCCAAACTGGCCTAAAGAAAGTGGCTCTAGCCACCCCAACAAAAGGCGGGGCAGGTCTCAATCTGGACGATCAGACTGGAACCGCCCCCAGGTCACTTATCCTGGCAACTCCGAACGAAGCGGCCGATAAGCACGAACAGATGCTTTACCGAGTGGGTCACCGAGTATCTTCTCGGTCCGTACCAGTTATTCGCCAGCTAGTTGCTGAAGACATTAACTCCGACAAGGAAAGACTTAACCGACAAGAAGCCAAGCAAGGTATTCTGACCGCAAGCCAGGGTATTTCGCCAGATACGCAATCAGGTCAGCAAGAATTACCGTTTGATGGCGGGAGGCGTGTCGACCGAAACTCAATGAGTGGGCTGGAGGAAGAGGAAGAAGTAGGGTCAATTGCAGTTGACTTGGACGAGGGGCTGAATCGTGAAGCAACCCTTCCTTTGTCGGGCATGAAAATTGATTCCCGCTACTCTTCACTTCTCGATTACGAACAAGAAGCTGTTAGGGATGTTGCCGGAACGCTTCAGACTATGGGCTTTAAGGATGTTAAAATCATCTTTGGGCGGAGAGGCAAAAAAGTGGTTTGGACGGAGTGGGGGGACACAGATCACAACACGATCTACATGAACCCGACTAAGTTCGCCAACAGCCAGTACCGTGTAGCCAGCACATTCAGAAATAAAGTTGCAAAGGCAGGTGAAGGGTACTTGCAGGCAATTGTTTCGGAAGAGATGTTGCACAACTCCCTGTTCTCTTTGATCCGAGCTGTCTCAGCGAACATGTTCAAAGAGAACATTCAAAACGGAGATATGACCGCCCAAGAAGCTTACCAACACGCGATGAACCACATTCTCGCCAAAGTGTTGGAGGAGATGTCACCCGAATCGAAGGCACTGATACAAACGAAATACGGAAACGAGTTAACCCCAAAACAAATGGCCATTGAATACCTGCGGTTCATTCATCAAAAGGCCGGGATGGGGTACACGACTGAAGACTTCACGCGTCCGGATGACGACAGTGAGACAAACTTAAAAACTCTTTTGAAGGGCGCCCCCAAGGACGGGTTTATTGCCTACTGGTTCAAAATGATGCGCCAAGCTTTGTTCGACATGCTCGAGAAGATGGGCGTGACCGTGAAGGACATGCCCGCGATCGGAAGAGTATTAGACGCCGTCGATACCGTTCTTCACAGCTTGCAAGTCAATGGAGCCAACGCACCACCGGAAAAGAGCGAATCTGTTAAGAGTCTTATTCGATTCTTGTCTGGCGAAGAAGAGGCAAGGGTAACTCTCCAGAGCTCTGGGATGCCTAGGGTGACAAGTGAGAAGCTGGATATTGAGCCCCTCAAGAAAGAGATCATCAGAAGCCAGAGTCTGAAGTTACCCACGGGTCAGGAGGTGTTTGGTGATGCAGGAACAGTTCGTGACCATCTTTCAAACGAATACAAATACCGATACGGGTGGGTCAACCTTAACCAAGTGCAGGCGTCTCACCTTGGGCCAAAAGAATTCTTCGCGAAGAACCCGAAATATACCGGACTCAACACTCGGGACTACTCCAAGGATAAAGCAGAACAACGGAAAGTTAACGACCTTAGCGCTTCGAAGTTCAACGCAGGTAAGCTTGTAGAGGTTTCCAGCTCACCTAACGGCGGTCTTCCTATCTTGATTTGGGACAAAGCTACCGGCCAATACATGGTTGCCGGTGGGAACGGTCGTGAGCAGATCAGAGCAACTGCCTGGGCAAAGGAAGCCAACAAGAACGACACATTAGAGAACGCCAAAAACCTAACCAGAGAGCTTGGCTCGACAGCTCCCGCGGATTACGCCGAAGGCAACAAGATGCTTTATCGAGTAATGGACGAAACGGTAGATACGTCTACAGAGGCAGGTAGAGCGCGACTGAACTACCTTATTAAAGCATTTAATACCGAAGGCGGAATGCTCAGCGGTGCTCTCTCCATGGCCGAGCAAGACGTAGACACAATCGTTAAGACGCCGAAATACGTTCGGCTGCTTCGGGATATGGCCCTCAATGGGTCTGTTGAAATAGGTGAGGCAAAAACTTTTGTAAACAATCTGATCGAATCGAATGCTGTGCCACGTTTGGAGCGGAACCTGCTGGTGACCGACTCGGACGTAAGCTCGGCCAAGGACTACACAAAGTATCTAATCCTGAGAACTTACCTCGCGCCGATGGAAAGATTTACAAGTATTGCTGGGACAATACCAGAGTCTGAAATGGCAAGAGCTATTCTTGAGCTCGGAGAACAGCAATCTGGGTACTTCCTCAAACTCGCACAAGTCTCAGCCTCAGCAGAAGTTCTTAAAGAGGGAGAGGCTAAAACGTACAAAGGTTTTGTAAGTCGTTTGGCAAATGAAATGCTTACTCAGAAATTCAAAAAAGGAAGCGTCCTTCACGCAATCGAAAGTCTTGCCGAAGGAGAGTATGATATGCTGCGGGAGGGTGGTGGTGTTGGAGCGTACCCCGAAATAACAGCTCAACCCGATATTCAAAAAGCAATTAACCAGATGTGGAAGACGCTCGCTGCAACGAGAAAGAACCGGGACGGCAGGATGCAATTTGGGGCGACTACAAATGAAGCTTTCGACACCTACCTAGAGAGCATTGCGAATGCTTTCAGGGAGAAGGTCGACGTTGGCCCGATGGACGATCTTCTTTCTACGGGGGAAACACCGTTGGATCTTGGCGTTGAACGTGCAAGGTTCTTGCTCAGGCAAGACGGTGGCTACTCGGCCTCTTCTGAGATTGAAGGCGAAGACCCAATGTTCGAAGGGTACGATAGAAGCGACTTTGAAATTGAAGACCCAAACCGCCTTCTCAAATTAAAAGACGAAGTTGTTCAAGACCCATTCCCAGAGCAAGCTGTCAAAGAAGATGAACCAGTAACGGCGAATAAGGAAGTCTTTGAAGAGTCGATCCGCCCAGCCGAACTCGACGAGCCTGGCTACAAATCCAGAGCTTTGTATAACCAGCTCCTGTCCGCCTTTGAGCGGGCGGGGATGGCTAGAATGTTTAAACTCCGAAAGTTGGTCGAGAATATGGCCATGGACGAAGCATGGGCCAAAGAAGTAATCGAAAAAGCAAACGGCGAGTACGAGCTAAAAGAGTTTTTCACCAAGGCCTACGGGTTAATGGAGGCCACTCACGCTCCTGCCGAGCTTGAGGATCCGTTGATTGCAAGGTTGGTCTTTCCGATTGTTCGGGCAACCCAGGTAACTAAATCGCCCTCGCGAGTGCTAAGCGCAGAAGACGAAGCGGTAGAGAGGCTGGTAGAAGCTCAAGAGCGGGCGACCCAATTAAAGAGTTTCTTGTCCGCCATAAACGTCAAAACAAACCCAGAGTTTATAAAGATGGCGGAGAAGGCTGAGGCTGGTTACTTAAAGTTCCTAAAAACATGCGTAAGGAACAACCTATTCGACGATCCAGATGCAGTATGGGATGTGACCAAGAGAGAGTGGCTGAATCCCAAGGCAAAAATAAAAAGCGCAAAGCCTTTGAAGCCCCTGGACGGATTTTATCGATTACATTTGGCAGCACTACTGGAACAAATCGAAAAGGATTCCCGAGTCGCTTACCGCAAAACCCCATCGGTGGCCACACGCGGCAGACAAATTGCCGAGCTTAAGGTCAAAGCAATAGAGAACGCGGCTGAGTCGAAAAAGGCATGGCAAGACTCTGTCTTAGCGATGAGTTCGAGAGACGAGTTTGGAATAGACTTAAAAGCCTTCCAGAAAGCAAGCGACGAAGAGCAGGTGGCCAAAGACAGGTACTTCCGGGATCAGGTCTTGGTCGAGCATTACACTAGAGCCGTAGACAACCTTGCTCGCCTTGAGTTGGTGAAAACCATTCAAACCTCAGAATCGGGTAAAGGTGAGAAGCTGACTAAGAAGCAAGTGTCCAACCTACCTGACGCTATTCGGTCTGAGCTTCGTCGTAGGGGTGTCGATATTGAACAGCCAATGGTCTCTAAAGACATTACTTGGGTCTTCCCCAAAGGTTTTATTGGCCTCAATAATCAAGAGCCGATAAGCATCAAAGCTAAAGCCATCATCCAATCAAACGCGGGTCAAGGGTTCAAAGGAATGCTGATTGGGTTTGAGAAAGACAGCGGAGAAACTACAGATTACCGCACGCCTGTGTTCTCGGATGGCAGACTAGTTTCTAACTTCTACTCGGAGCTGGCCGCAGCTAGCTATTACAACAACAAAGGTAGCGCAGTCATCACAAGAAACCAAGGTGGCGAGTACCCCTCAATCCGACTTGTCTTGCCAGTAGCTCCGGATCTCGAGGCTGCCCGCAGAATTAAACCGATGGCTGAAGAAGAGGTCCAAAAGAAGATCGCTCCCAAAGCAATGTCTGGGATGAAGATCATTAGCGGTAGCATGAGGAACGAAGCGGCAGTTAACGAGCGGGGCGAAAGAAGCTGGGAGTTTCAACTAAACCCAGGCGCCCCAGACATTCCTGCTTCAAGCGTTGGCGTAACTCCTACCAAGATGTGGAAAGGCAAAACCTATGGCGGTACAAAATCTGGAGCGATAACAACGACAAACTCTAGAGCAAGGAAAGTCTATGTCCGCGCAAGGACCGCAGACGAAGCAGTAACCAAAGCAATTCAGTTGATGGGCGAAGCCTCCGACTTGTTCTACAAGGGCAAGTGGTACGGTAAAAACATTGCTACAAGAACCGTAAAGGTAGAGCCGAAAAACGAAGAAGAGGCAGACACGATTATTAGCACCGATGAGCTGGACGTGCGAAAAGCGATCCGAGCAGGTCGGTATGATAAGCTCCAGCAAGCCATCGAGCGGGGCGTCGCAAAGGACGAAGACTTTGAGTTTATGGCGAAGCGAGAGGGTGAAGCTTACCTCACCGAATTATTGTCGAAGGGCGCAAAGATTGACGACCCCGAGGTAGTTAGCGTTGCGATTAGGTTTGGTTTCGCCTCTTTCCGGGGTGGCAAAGTCTTGACATACAAACTTAAAGAAATTCAGAAAACGGCGTTAGCCAGGAACACACCAAAGAGCATGAGCGCGTTTAGCAAGGGCAACAAAATGAGCGCGACCGGGCCTAGCCGAAATGTATCCGAGAACTTTTTGTTTGGTGGGAAGAAGCAAATGGTCGAGCAGCCCGCTCCAGAGACAACGTTCACAGTTCCATCCGTGCAATACCGCAAGTCTGATGAAGTCTTGGCAGACTTGGCCGCACAGAACGGAGTAACCGTTGACGCCCTCAAGCAGGCGAACGCGTTGGTGATGGGTAAACTGACACCTGGGACGCAACTACTCATCCCTGGTACAACTCGTAGCGTTGAGGTTCCTCGGTTTGCCGTAGCACCTGAAAAACTTACTGCCCTCGATATTGCTAAAAAGTTTGGGATCACGAAGGCAGAACTCCTTTCTCACAATCGTTTACCAGCTGACTACGAGCCTAAACCCGAAGACCAGCTCCGAATCCCCGGGGCTATGCGGGTGGACAATCTCCAAGACCTTGCTTTTAAGATTATTAAAGAACGCGCTCACGTCACCTACCCCCAAATGGTCTATGTCGACCGGGCGCCGCAAGGTGTTCGTTTGGTGGATAAAGAAGGTAATGCCGTAGGAAGTTCCGTACCAGATCCAGAGGAGTTTGACCCGGATCGTTATGCGGGAATGGCCGAAGGGATGGCCAGTATCTCGGCTCCCGTCTTTAACGCAGTCGAAGTCTTTAACCGAGCTGGGAACGCAAGTTCATTAGCCCCTGCTGAGGCCACCACTCAACTTCTCGAAGAAGCTGTTGCTAGAAGCAAGAAGGGTTCTGTGCTTAACGAGGAGAGCAAAAAGAAACAGACTCGAGTCACAATCGATCAAGCTAACTACAAGATCGTCATTGAAGACGAAGGTGAAGGGTTAACCCAGCAAGAGCTCGAAGACAAAGTGTTCGGCGAGTTCTACGAGGAAGGTAACACCAAGAGGACTGCTTTCGGGGATATTTTAGCCACATCACGAGTTGAGGTTATGACCATTCGGGACGGTGCGGCTATGTGGATCAGAACTTCTCCCGAGACAATGCTCACAGAACGGATTGAAAATAGACCCTCCATCCTGATGGACTCAACTTACGGTGAGCTCACTGGTAAAAACAACGGAACCAGAATCGAAATCGCTTTGGATAATTCTGTTCGTCTACCTGGCTTTGGGTCAAAGATCCTCGACTACTACATGCCTACCACACTCGATGTGGATACGGTAAAGGTTCCAGAAGAGCAGGCTGTATATGTGCAGGTGAAGGGTAGGACAGCCGAAGCAAAGTATAAAATTGGGAGGGAGTCGGCTCGGCAAGGAGAGTTCGCCTTCTTGCAACAAGGTTCTGAAACACGAGTTCAGCCCGAAATGACAAGCAACGGGTTGGTTAAGCTTTCGGGTAGGCGGAGAGTTGGGGAATACAGAATCAGCATCAACGGAATGCCGATCTCAACAACTGCTCGGACAATCGACGAAGCCAGGTCGCAACTTGCCGCTAAGCTAATCCTGACAGTTGGTGGTGGGCAATTTAACTACAACGGAGAAGTGTTCCGTAAAAACCAGATTGGTTTGCTCACTTGGGTTCTTAAAAAGAACAATGTTTCTGTCGAGCGGGTAAGATCTTTCAACGAGGAAGAGGCTTCCGGTGCAAGCACCCCTGCTGAAGGCGAGCGGCGCGAGTTCCGAGCGAGAGGGTTAAAAGGTGCCAGAGAGCGGGAAGGAATGTCAAAGAGCCAAGGTTTCTCTAGGCAGATGGCAAACGATGAGCGACTCAGCCAAGAGGTTAACAACATCTCGAACCTCTCGACCTTGAAATATCAAGTTCGGACTCAGCCTTTACGAGCTGAGGAGATGCTTGGGCTGATCAATCAAAACGGTGGGGCAGAGGTTGTGGCAAGACTATTGTTGAGCCCGGACGTAGAGGTCAACGATTCTGAGTTAGATGCTTTGCGTGACGGTAGCTCAATGCAGTTCGACAACATGGTTGTTTTGAACCAACTGCTGATGCAACAACTAGAGAATGTCGCCAAAGAAAACCCAGATCGAAAGAACGAGATTTATGCTTTGGAGTTTGAGCTGGCCAAGAAGCAAGCCGACTTGGGAACGTCCTTGGCGCAGGGCTTGGCGGCCTTTGGAGCTTACTCAAGGATCGGTGCGGCCGGTTGGCTTTGGTTTGCAGACAACGCGAAAAAGAACGAGCGTCTTCGTCAGGTTGGTTTGTTCGGCAAGGACATTGAAGCAGGGACAATCGCGGGCGAAGAAGCGGTTAGCAAGTCGTTGGAAAAGGTTATGGGTCTTGGAGAAATCGAGAAAATCAGCCAACTCATTAATGAATCAGCCAACAATGCGATCTGGGCGCAACTTGCGCTTAAGGCTCGCAGGGTTGCCGAAATGTCTTCGCAATGGCAGAAGGTCAGCACCAATACACTTTCAGATATCCTGGATCAGCAGGTCAAAACAACTAGGGAAATGCTGGAGCTTCTTAAGCAAGTTCCGGATTCCGCGGAGAAGCGCAGCCAGGCTGCTTCTCTAATCTCTCAAGGTACAGCGGCACTTCTCCAGAAGGGTACGCCTTCTCCTGCCGAGGCCGCAAAAGAGTTGGGCGTAGCCAAAGAAGACGTCCTAGCTAACCTTGAGTCCGCTCAAGACATGGTTGACGACGCCAAGCAGGCTGTTACGGACGAGATCCAAAACCATCTCTCAAAAAGGTACGGGAACACTAAGATGGTCGACGAAGAGGATACCTCGGTTGGGGCCTCCTCTCTTAAGCCAAACCAAGAAGTCAGCAAGACGAGTGCTGTCATCATCGAGAATGTCTTGTCGGGATTTATTGAGAACTTTGAAAAAGCATTAGACGCAAAAGACTCGAACGGAAAGCTGCCTAAAGAGACTGCCGTCGGTGTCATCCGCAGAATCCTTCGTGAACGAGTCCAGCTCCAGGCTGGAAACCAGCTCAAGATCACAAGAAGCAAGATGAGCGCTGAGCAAAGGAAGCTGCTTTCGATTCGCAGGTTCCGGGATGCCATGACCTTTTGGGAATCTTTGCAACAAGCGGTGCAGGAGGTTTACGACACGCTGGGCGATACGTTAGATAACTCCAGCTTCGAGCAAATTGTGGAAGCCATGCAGTTGGCTATGGATGAGCCTTTCACTAAGTCAGATGTGCGGGCATTTATGACACTCCCGGCTTTCAACTTTAAGGATTTCATCTTTAGCAATCGGTACAAGCTGACCGCCAACAAAGCAGAAGTTCTCGCTGAACTCGCCCAAGAGCTTCGGGTCAGCGGTGTGACGGTCGATGAGAAAGTCTTGTCCAGGGTCTTGGACAAGATATCTCAGGAGATGGATAAGGTGGTGGAAGACGAGTTTAGCAAATCGCTTGGCCGATTGTTCGGTAAGCGGGATAACAAAGCCATCTCAGCGATCAGGGCAAGGGCTCCTGG